ACCCTACGCCCACATCACTTTGCGGTAGGTCAATCCGTCATTGTTACTGGCCTACCCTCACCTTTCAGCGCGACTCACACAGTCTTGACCGCTGGGGATTTCCATTTTTCAGCTGCTGTTACCAACGCTGATGTCAACCTACGCGAAGCCATCCCAGCAGGCACAGCCACACTTTCAGGCTACTCAGCTGCTGAAATCTACGCAGGCAATGATGCTGTTGAGTCAGCAATCCTTGCTGTATCTGTTGAAGTATTCCAGTCTCGCATTGCAGCTGGTGGACAGATTGAGGGCGTTGACTTTGCAAGCACTCCATACCGCATGGGTCGTAGCCTCACCAATCGCGTGAGCACCTTGCTTTATCCATATCTTGATGCTGAGGGCTTTGTCCAGTGACAGCATCCACCCTGGCAGGTACTAGATCCACATTGGCAGCGGCTTTTAGTTCATTAGCTGCTACCTCATACAACTCAGTGCCTGAGTCACCAATTCCACCAGCAATAGTCATTGTGCCATCATCTCCATATTTGGAGAGCAAACTCATTGGCCATTCATCAGTAAGAGTCAAAGTAAATTTTACAATCACAGCCATTGTGGCTTACAACAGCAACCCAGCAGCTTTAGATAACCTAGAGCAACTGGTCATGGGAATTCTGGCGGCAGTGCCGTCAGGGTATGAAGTCGGAAATGTAGAAAAGCCAACGCCGTTGGAGGTAGGTGCATCAACTATGTTGTGCGCTGATGTCAATGTCTCGACTTACTACACCCAAACAAACTAAGGAGAACAAGTGGCAACGACAATCATCACTGGTCGCGATCTCACATTGACGATTGCGACCACTAGCTATGATGCTCAGGCAACATCAGCAACCCTTACCAACAGCCCAACCATTGAGACCTATCAGACTCTTGATGGCAAGGCTTACAAGCACATTGACGATCAGTGGACATTTGATGTGTCAATGCTCGCTGACTGGGGCGCATCAGGCTCACTTTGTGAGGCGCTTTGGACAGCATCTGAGAGCGCACCTAACACCACATTGGCCGCATCATTGACAGCTGCATCAGGCGCTGTCTTTGCGTTCAATGTTTTGCCTGTATTCCCATCTGTGGGCGGTACAGCACCTGACGCACAGACTGTAGACCTATCATTTACAGTTGTTGGCGTACCATCTGAAACATTCAGCTAAATCAAACCTAATCGGGAGACAAAATGAAACTACCAATAACAATTGAATACAACTCAGGTGAGACAGCAACTTATATAGCTGCACCACCTGAGTGGGTAAAATGGGAGAAGTCAACAGGCCACATCATCTCTCAGGCTCAGGACAAGATTGGATTATCTGATCTTACTTTCCTTGCTTATCACGCCATGAAGCGTGAGGCTGCTGGAAAGCCTGTCAAGCCTTTTGATGTATGGATTGAGACAGTCGCTGGCGTAGAAGTCGGTGATGCAAACCCAAAAGTTACCCAGCAGGAAGCCTAAGCCGTACCCTGTGGGAGTTATCTATTAAAACAGGACTCCCACAGGAGGCCTTCCAAACAGCTGAGGATGTCCTCACTGTGCTAGAGATTTTGGAGAAGCAAGCCAATGGAAAATGAGGCAATCAGTTATGACAAGGCTGAATTGCGATCCATTGTCCGTGCTTTTAAGGCAATGGATGAGGAAGCCACAGACCAGGCAAAAAAGATATCCAATAACCTTGCCGAATATGTAGCGGATAAAGTCAGAGGAGCTGCACGAGCAACCAGGGCAATCCCTAAGGTTGCAACACGCATTGCTGATGGTTCCAGGGTTTCTAAGTCATCAAAGATTGGCGAGATTTCTTACGGCTTTGCATCACAAAAGTTTTCAGGTGGAGCAACCACCAAAGACCTTTGGGGCGGTGCAGAATTTGGATCTAATAAGTTTAAGCAATTCCCAGTGTGGTCAGGGCGTGAGGGTCGTGGCTCTCGTGGTTGGTGGATTTATCCAACTTTGAGAAGCGTGCAGCCTCACATCATCAAGGAGTGGGAACAGGGCTTTTCAGAGATAGTTAGGAAGTACGACTAATGGCTGGTAGCCGCACACTCAAACTTTCCATCTTAGGTGATGTAGACAATCTCAATAAGAGCCTCAAAAGCGCTGGTGATGATGTTGATACCTTTGGCGATAAGATGTCAAAGGCTGGCAAGGTCGTTGGCGCTGCGCTCGCTGCTGCTGCAGCTGCCGCCGCCGCTTATGCGGTCAAAATCGGCATTGACGGCGTTAAGGCGGCCATTGAGGACGAGAAGGCACAGACTCAGTTAGCCCTAGCCCTAAAGAACGCCACAGGAGCCACAGAAGGCCAAATTAAGGCTACTGAGGATGCCATCCTCCAAATGTCTTTGGCTACTGGTGTGGCTGATGACCAGTTACGCCCAGCGCTACAGCGTTTAGCACTTTCAACAGGTTCAGTGAGCAAGGCACAAGATCTCCTGACTGTTGCCCTAGATGTCTCAGCCTCAACAGGCAAGCCACTGGAAACTGTGGCAAATGCTCTTGGCAAGGCCTATGACGGCAATACCGCTGCCCTGGGTAAGTTGGGAATTGGTCTCTCAGCTGCAGAACTCAAAACCATGTCATTTGAGCAGGTACAGGCAAAACTCTCAGATCTCTTTGGTGGTGCTGCCGCTGCAAACGCTGACACTTATTCAGGCCGTATTGCTCGCATGAAGGTTGCATTTGATGAGGCTAAAGAGACTATCGGTTATGCCCTTTTGCCTATCCTTGACAAGGTGATGACATTCATCAACCAAATTGCCACCCCAGCAATCCAGGCATTAAATGACGGATTCAGCGGTAAAGGTGGATTAGCGTTTTACATCACCTACTTATCAAACACAATCAAAAATATCTTTACGCCAGTGTGGGATGGCTTGGTCAAAGCTTTCAACTACATCAAGGATGCCATTGGCGATAACATCACAACATTCAAGCAATTTGGCATTTTGATTGCTGAGTATGTCGCACCTGTCATTGGCAAGGTTTTGGGTGACTCTCTTACAGTCGTGGGCAAGATTGCTGGCGGTGTCATTAGCGTAATTGCGGCTGTCATCAAAGTCATCATGGGTCTCATTGACGGCGCGATTGACGGCATTAACGCTCTAATCAAGGCTTACAACGCAATCCCACTATTGGGCAATATCCCGCTGATCTCAAAGCCTAATTTGTCATTACCTTCAACATCTGTGCCATCTGTCTCCTCATCATCATCTACATCAGTGCCAAATATCTCTGTGCCTGATTTGACTGGTGCAACAGGCGGTGGCGGTGGAGTCTCATCAGCTGCGGCATCAGGATCATCAGCAGCCGCATCCTCATCCAATGTGGTGAGCAATTTCAACGCTGGTTCATTCCGTATGGGAGAAGCCGCATCTATGGCCGCGTACAACGCAGGCACAACTATTGCGCCAGTCATCAACATTGGCGTTGCTGGAGATCCTGAGGGCGTTGCTCGTACTGTGGTGGATGTCCTCAATCGCTCTTATGCTCGTGGAGCGCTAGGCGCTGAGGCTCTTTACCTATGACCCAATGGACACCTGAATGGTCATTGACTGTTGATGGCGGTTTGGACTACACCAATATCACCTTGGCAAATCTCACCATCACATCAGGGCGCACAGATATTTATAGCCAGCCAAAAGCAGGCTATTGCACAATTGAGGTTATCAACCTTGATTTAAGCCCAATTATTGTGGATGTCAATGATGCCGTAAATATCAAGGTCAAAGACTCCACAGGCACATTTGTGGACATCTTTGGAGGCTACGCCACAGATATTGAGGTCTCAGTAGATACCACTGGAACTGGTGGCATTAACGAGCGCATACGCATCACTGCTCTTGGAGCTTTATCTAAACTGCCTAAAACCCTCACAACTGGTGTGCTGAGTAAGGATGAGGATGGAGACCAAATCTACTCAATCCTGTCACAGGCGCTCTTTGCCACATGGCAACAAATACCTGTAGCAAGCACCTGGGCTGGTTACAACCCATCAACAACATGGGCAAATGCTGGCAATTCAGGATTGGGCGATATTGACCGACCAGGCAATTATGAACTAACTGCACGATCATCCGCAGTTACAGACATGTATTCATTAGTTGCAGCTCTTGCGACATCAGGGCTGGGCTATATTTATGAGGATGCTCAGGGTCGCATTGGGTATGCCGATAGCACGCACCGCAGCTCTTATTTGGCTACTCATGGTTATGTGGATTTAACTGGCAATCAGGCTTTGTCTCAGGGTATCCGTACCATTAAACGGCTGGGAGACCTGCGCAATAAGGTCACAATTACTTACAAGGCAAATGCACAAGTAACTGCCACAGATGCAGATTCAATTGCTCAATATGGATCTCAGGCACAGGAAATCCAAACAAGCCTTGAAAATGGCGCAGATGCCACATCACAGGCAAATTTTTATTTAGGCATCCGTGCCTATCCGCAAGATGTATTTGAGAGCATCACATTCACCCTGGGTAATCCTGAGTTGGATGATTCAGATCGTGATGCTTTGCTTAATGTCTTTATGGGATTGCCAGTCAATATCACTGACTTACCTTCCAACATGGTAAATGGCCGATTCCAGGGCTTTGTAGAGGGATGGACTTTCCGTGCTGGCTATAACCGCCTAGACCTAACCCTAAATGTCTCACCAACTGCATTTAGCCTCCAGTCAATGCAATGG